GTCTGCCTGAGTACGCTGCCGGTTGACCTGCGCGCCGCTGTTGGCATCAGCATGCGCAACAAGGATGTGCCAAATCAGGTGTTCCGCAACCCACGTTGCACCCTGGAAGAACAGCACACCCGGTACCAAGCAGCGAAGGAAATGCTTCTTCCGATGTTGCGGCGGCGACACATGATTAAGGTGATCGCGTGAGGGGTTGCATACGCTGTACGCGCTCACTAAGATCAATCCAAGTGGACGGCGCTCGTCCATAGGAAACAAAGCCTCGGCACTCGCCGGGGCTTTTTGCATTGGAGCTACCGTGAAACGTTTGCACGACTTGATCGTATCGATGGAAGGTCCAGGCAAAGGCGCCCTAACGCTGGACGGGCTGAAGCTTTTGGCCACCGAGTATTCAATCCACGCTGGTGTTGGTGAGGTCACCAAGCTGACGGTCACCGTGAATGTGGGGACTATCAATGGCGTGAAAGACGTCGCCGTTGACGTCAGCAATATTGGCGACAGCATGCGCCAGTATGCTCGGGCCTAATCAAGGATCTGCCATGTTCGGCGCACAAGACCGCGAAGACTCACCGTTCTACCCCAAGCGCAAGCAAGGCCTGGGGCCGTCCGGAGCGAAATAATGGACAAACGACCGAAAGACGTTCGGCCTTGGGCTATTCACGCTGAGGGCTGGGACTACGTAGAGGGATGGGACGGCTTGATCTTCGAAGACATGCGCCCCTCGGCATGAGCTGGATAGACGGCCTTAAGAAGGCTGAGGGTCTCGTCGATTCTGCCGTCGCAGTGCCTGGCATGCTTGGCCCCGACGAATACGTACTTCAGCAGAGCCAGCCATCGCAGCTTGACCGCATCGAAGCCAAGCTCGACGCCCTACTGGATGCACTGGCAGATGAAGGCGAAGAGGTGGAACGGCCCGAGCTAACGCTTGATGGCGAGGCAGTAGGCGGCGAGCGGGACGATTCCCAGCCGCTATGAGCAGCCAACCCTGGAGCGCTTGGTACAAGACCTGGCGCTGGCAGAAGCTGCGGGAGCGGCATCTGCGGGCATATCCGCTGTGTGTGATGTGCGAGGCAGAGGGTAGGGTGACAGAGGCAAAGGTGTGCGATCACATCGAGCCGCACAAGGGCGATCCAGAGAAGTTCTGGAACGGCCCCTTCCAGTCACTATGCAAAGCGCATCATGACTCGGACAAGCAAGCGCTCGAGAAGTCCGGGCGCAGGAAGGTACAGATCGGTGAGGATGGCTACCCCATAGAGGGTTCGCGCCACCCTCTGATGCCCTACGGAAATGAGAAAAATTCTCATCCATGGGGCGGAAATGTTACAAATGGCCGGGGGGAGGGGTGCTCAAAAAATGAGCAACGCGACCAAGACCGGCCGCTCAACTCTTTTTTCATAAACGTCCAGAAAAAAAGCGGGACGCAGTTAAAGGCAAAAATGGCTCAGCGGGGCAGGAAGTCTCAGGCAGAACTGATGACTCCGGCCCAAGTTGCGTCCGTTTCCAGCGACTCGCGACTTCGGCCTCCAGTACACATCACGGATGCCGAGCGGATGGTCTGGGCGGAAGTGGTCAATGACCAGCCTGCATCCGCCTTCTCACCCACGCATAGCCCCCTGCTGGAGCAGTACTGTCGTCACGTCGTCCAGGCCCGATTGCTGGCGGATGAGATCATGAACTTCGATCGGTCGTGGTTGGCGGACGATGACGGTCTGAAAAGGTATGACCGATTGCTGGCGATGCAGGAACGGGAAGGGCGCGCGGCTTCGTCGTTGGCCACGCGGCTGAGAATTACGCGTCAGGCGACAGCCGACCCGAAGACCGTCGGCCGTGCGAACGGTCGGCAAGCGAAGTCTAGGAAGCCTTGGGAACTCGTCGACGGCTGACGCGGGGCGACCGCAACATTGCCTGGATTGAGCAGTACTGCAGGATCCCCGAAGGCAAGTTGGTAGGTAAGCCGGTAAAGCTGACGAAGCACCAGCGCGGCTGGATCAAGCAGATTTACGACAGTCCGACGCGCCTGTTCATCCTGAGCATGGCTCGGAAGAACGCCAAGACGGCGCTGTCTGCATTCTTGCTGCTCCTGCACCTGTGCGGTCCAGAGGCGAAGCCGAACAGCCAGTTGTACAGCGCAGCGCAGTCCCGGGAGCAGGCGGCAATCTTGTTCGCCCTGGCGGCCAAGGTGGTGCGGATGTCGCCGGACCTGTCCGAATACGTGTTGATTCGAGATACGGCCAAGCAGTTGTTTTGCACGGAGATGGGGACGCTTTACCGCGCGCTGTCGGCAGAGGCCAGCACCGCTTACGGTCTGAGCCCTGCCTTCACCATTCATGACGAGCTGGGCCAGGTGCGCGGGCCTCGGTTCGAGCTTTACGAGGCCCTGGAGACGGCCAGTGCTGCGCAGGATTCGCCGCTGTCGATAGTGATCAGTACCCAGGCGCCGACGGATGCAGACTTGCTTAGTCTGCTGATAGATGACGCGCTGACAGGGGCTGACAGGCGGCAGAAGGTGGTGCTGCATACGGCGCCGATGGAGTTGGAAGCGTTCTCGGATGAAGCAATTAGGGCGGCTAACCCGCACTTTGATGACTTCATGAACAAGGACGAGGTGCGCCGCCAAGCAGCAGACGCCAAGCGCATGCCTAGCCGGGAGAACTCGTACCGAAACCTGATCCTGAATCAGCGTGTGGAGGCGCACAACCCGTTTGTCTCTCGGGCGATCTGGGAAGAGAACGGCGCGCAGCCAGGGAACCTGGCCGGCAAGACGGTTTACGGCGGTCTCGACTTGTCCAGTGTGTCCGACTTGACGGCGCTGGTGCTAGTGTCGGACGAAGGTGACGTTCACCCGAGCTTCTGGCTGCCCGAGGAAGGGCTAGCCGAGAAATCTCGGAATGATCGGGTTCCGTATGACGTGTGGGCGGATCAAGGGTTGCTCCTGACCACGCCGGGTCGAGCGATCGAGTACGAATTCATTGCACATGAGTTGCGCAAGGTGTTCGACACCTGCAACGTGGTGGCGCTGGCCTTTGACCGCGCCATGATGCGCTTTCTCACGCCCTGGCTAGTTCGTGTCGGATTTACCGAAGATGAACTGAAGAAGTTCGTTGAGTTTGGCCAGGGCTTTATGTCGATGAGCCCGGCGCTGCGCGAACTGGAAGCGCGATTGCTCGGAGCCAAGCTGAAGCACGGCGAACACCCGGTGCTGACGATGTGCGCGATGAACGCTGCAGTCGTCCAGGATCCGGCCGGAAACCGAAAGTTTACGAAGGCGAAATCGTCAGGCCGGATTGACGGCATGGTTTCGCTGGCAATGGCGGTGGCGGCGATGCCTCAAGAGCAGGCGCCGACGCGCAAACTCATTCTGGCAACGGCAGGCTGACATGTGCCAAGGCTGCATCAACCGTCAACGGAAGCTGGTCGCGTGGCTATGTCGGCGCGGCATGACAAAAATGTGCGAGAAGGCTCAAGCCATGCTCGCCAAGATGGAAGCGAGGCAGAAATGAGGGCATACAGCTTTTTCGAGGTCAAGGCGGTCAACGATGAGCGACGCATCCTGACTGGAACTGCAACGACTCCGACGCCCGACCGCGTGCGTGATGTAGTCGAGCCGATGGGGATGACGCAACGCGGCCCCGTAAATCTCTTCCTGTACCACAAGCACGACAAGCCGGTGGGGCATGTCGAATTTGGCCGCCCCACCAAAACGGGCGTGCCGTTCGAGGCTTCGATTCCCGACGTGAAGGAAGAGGGCACGGTGCGCGACCGAGTGAATGAAGCATGGCATTCCGTGAAGTACCGCCTGCTGCAAGCGGTCAGCATCGGTTTCAACCCTCTGGATGACGCTGTGGAGATGCTTCAGACTGGCGGCCTGCGCTATCTCAAGTGGGAGATGCTGGAACTATCTCTCGTAGGAGTGCCCGCCAATCCGGATGCCTTGGTGCACGCGTACAAGTCGCTGCCAGAAGGCGGCATGCTGCCCGGCGAAGTCCTTCAACAGATTCGGTCGCTGGACGCTAGGGCCGCCCAACTTCAATCGGTACCGCTAATCAAGAGTATCGAGCAGCAAAAGAATCTTAACGGCGCCGTCCGACTGGTCCGCGCCTGACTTTTGATCGGCCGCCTGCCGTTGCACGCAGGCCGCAGTGATCAGCCTTAACGAGCCGCGCGCGAGGCGGCTACCTGACATCTGAACCGCCCTAGAGGCGGCTTTTTCATTATTTCTGAAAGGAGACGTCATGAAGACGTTTGCTGAACACGTTGCCGATCTAAAGGCGACCCGTTCTGCCAAGTCGGCAGAACAAGAGGCGGTTTCGCGCAAGTCGATGGAAGAAGGTCGTTCCATGGATACGGGCGAAGCGGAACAATTCGACACCCTGGGTGGCGAGATCAAGCGGCTGGACGACGACATTGCGCGCTTCTCGCGCATGGCGGATGTCGAGGCTGCAGACAAAGCAAGTGCCAAGGCCATCGAACCGGAAGAGAAGTCGGGAAAGATTGCGCTCGGTGGAAGCCGTGGTGCCCCTGCGGTGGTGAAGACCGTCAAGAACGATGAGCCCGGTCTGGGCTTCGCTCGCTTCGCCCTATCTATGTTCGCCGCCAAGGGCGATGTCAACAGCGCCAAGTCGTTCGCCGAGAACAAGTTCGGCAACGACGTTCGCTTGCAGAACGTCATGAAGGCAGCTGTGGCCGCCGGCAACACCACCAGCCCAACCTGGGCCGGTGCTCTGGTGGACTACCAGAACCTCACCAGCGAGTTCCTGGAGTTCCTGCGCCCGCGCACCATCGTCGGTCAATTCGGCGTCGGTGGCATCCCGGGCCTGCGCCGTGTGCCGTTCAACGTGCGCATCCCCGGCAAGACCACGGCAGGCACGGCTCAGTGGGTCGGTGAAGGCTACCGCAAGCCGGTTACTGCCGCTGGCTACGCCGCTGCCGAGCTTAAGTGGGCGAAGATCGCGGCGATCTCTGTTGTGACGGAAGAACTGGAGCGATTCAGCGACCCCGCCATTGTGCAGCTGACCCGCGATGACCTTTCGGAAGCGGTGATTGAGCGTATGGACGTGGACTTCGTGGACCCCGCGAAGGCCGCAGGTACGGGCGCTGGTGAGTCGCCTGCATCGGTGACGAACGGCGTGACGCCAATCCCTTCGTCGGGTACCGACGCGGACGGCGTTCGGGCCGACATCGCCGCACTGTGGGCAACGGCTGATGCGACCAACCTTCCCACGGGTACGGCGGTGTACATCACCGACTCCAAGACCGCCCGCGCTCTGTCGCTGATGCGTAATCCGCTTGGTGCACGCGAGTTTCCCGACGTGCGCGTCAACGGCTCTGGTTCGATTGATGGCGTTCCCGTCATCATCTCCAACTATGTGCCGGCTGACTCGAGTGGTTCGCTGTTCATCCTGGCATTCGCTAGCGAGATCTACCTCGCAGACGATGGTCAGGTGAATATCGACATCTCGCGCGAGGCAACCATCTTCCTGGATGACGCCGCTGCAACGGCAACGCCTACCGCGGCGCAGTTGGTTTCCATGTTCCAAACCAACCAACTCGCTATCCGCGCAGAACGGTATGTGCGCTGGCAGAAGCGCCGCCCGCAGGCAGTTGCTTATCTGTCGGGCGTTAGCTGGGGCGCATAACCAGTCCGCTGGCTCAAGAGGCCTCCCTTCGGAGGCCCCTTCTGCAAGAAGACAGGAGAATCCATGTCCAAGGTCACATTTATCCACAAAGGCGGGCGCGAACAGGTGATGCCCCGTCGATATGCCGAAATTCTGAAGAAGGTCGGCCGTGGTACGTACATGACGCGCGATATGACGGCTGCTCCTCCATCGCAGCCAACGATACCGACGCCTCTCGTCGGAACCCCTGCGTCCGGCGAGGTCGCAACACCTGATCTAGATGCCATGGACCTTGCCGAGTTGCACGCTTTGGCGCACGACCGAGGTGTCAAGGTGCATCACAAGGCAGGCGCCGTTAAGGTGCGTGCAGCGCTGCGTGGGGCTGCCGAGTGAAAGTTTTCGGGCTCTCTATCACGCGCAAGAAAAGCCTTGAGGCCGTAAATCACGTGCGGCATGGATGGATGCGCATTCTGGAGCCATTCACGGGCGCATGGCAGCGCAACATTGAGGAGAGGCGAGGAGATCTGATCACCTATCCGACGCTGTATGCGTGCATCTATCGCATCTCGTCGGACATCGGGAAGCTACCCTTTTCGCTGCGAAGCCGAGATGCTAATGGCGTGTGGACCGAAGTGAGCAACTCGACTTACGACCCGGTACTGCGCAAGCCAAACGGCTTTCAGACGCCGGCCCAGTTCCGCGAATACTGGATTATCACCAAGCTGACCCAAGGAAATGCCTACATCCTGAAGCGCCGGGATGGTCGCGGGGTAGTTACGGAACTGTACGTGCTGGATCCTGAACGCGTGATGCCGATGGTGTCCGATTCGGGTTCTGTCTACTACCAACTGCAGACCGACAAGCTGAACAGCTTGCCCGACGGCTACCCGGCTGAAAATCTGATCGTTCCAGCCAGCGAGATCATTCACGACCGCTGCATGACGGTTCACCATCCTCTTATCGGTGTCCCGCCCTTGGCCGCAGCGCACTGGCCTGCGCTGAAGAACATGAAGATCATGCGCTCGGCAACGGAGTTCTTTGCGAACAACGCTCAGCCTGGTGGTCTTCTTACGGCCCCGGCTGGCATGTCAGAAGACGATGCAAAGGCGGTCCAGAGCTATTGGAATACGGAATTTTCAGAGGGAAAGTCCGGGAAGGTGGCAATTATCGGCGCGGATATGAAGTTCACGCCGTTTGCCATGAAGAGCATCGACGCCCAGATGATCGAGCAGATGCGCTACAGCGATGAGCAGATATGCCAGCCGTTCGGGATTCCCCCGTTCAAGGTCGGGATCGGGACCATTCCATCCGGTCTGGGCGTCGACGGCGTGAACCTCATGTACTACAGCGATGCGTTGCAGGCTCCCATTCAGCATATTGAAGACCTGCTCGACGATGGTCTTAAGGTTATCCGGCCACTTGGCATCGAGCTGGATACGGAGCCGCTTTTGCGTATGGACGAGGCGAAGAAGGCGGAGATCAACACGAAGCTGGTAGGCGGAATGATCAAGACTCCTGACGAAGGGCGCCGGCCGTTCAACCTGGCTCCTACTGCTGGCGGGGACACCCTGTGGGGGCAGAACCAGGATTACCCGCTGGGCATGCTGGCTGATCGTAAAGAGTGGGATCCCGCCATGCAGCCCGCGGCTACGCCCGCTCCTGCGCCCGAGCCGGATACTGATTTGGAAGAATTGCGCGCCTTTGCAGGTACCCACAAGGCTATCGCCGCAATGAAGAAAGCCCTGGAGCCTACCTATGTCGTTTGACCCTGAACTGTTCGGCCAAGCCATGGGCGACGCGATCATCAAGGCCGTGCAGCCGCTTAAAGACGAAATTGCGCGTCTGAAAGCCCTGCTTGCCGAACTCCCGCAACCAGTGGCGGGGAAAGACGGCGCTGATGGCCGTGACGGCAAGGATTGCGACATGGAGGCCGTCAAGCAGATGGTTGCGGATGCCGTGAAGTCCATCCCGGTTGTGCATGGCAAGGATGGGGCTGACGGAAAGGACGGCGAGCGCGGAGAGAAAGGCGAAGACGGCCAGAAGGGCGCGGACGGCGTTGGGATGGCCGGAGCCATGATCGACCGTGAGGGCGCATTGCTCGTCACGATGAGCAATGGCGAGGTCAAGAATCTTGGCCCGGTGGTCGGATCGAATGGACGCGACGGCAGCGACGGAAAGGATGGGGCGGACGGAATAGGCCTTGACGCCTTCGAGATGGAATACCTGGATGAAACGCACGAGGTGCGGATCAAAGCGTCTTGCGCTGGCCGAGTGAAAGAGGTCCGCTATCCTGCCGGCGGCATCCGGCCAGGCGGCTATTGGCGCGATGGCACGAAGGCCAAAGCTGGTGAGGCTTGGGTCCATGACGGATCGCTTTGGATCGCAAAGAAGGACACCCCGGCCAAGCCCGAATCCGCGGGCGATGATTGGGTGATTGCCGCTCGAAAGGGGCGGGATGGTGAGCGCGGCCCGAAAGGAAAGGACGCTACCCCTGAAGCGCCTATCAAGCTGAAGGACCAAGCATGAGCCTCGTGAGCGTCGAGGAAGCTCGCATGCACCTTCGAGTTGACTCGCTAGACGACGATTCGTGGTTTGCAACGTGGATTCCCGCCGTCGAGAACGCAGTTTTTACCTGGCTGAAGGACTCGTGGCGTGCCTATGAGGCATCGGGCGACGTCGACAGCGCTGGCGATCCGATCCCTGCTGAGGATTCGAACGGCGACCCGATTCCGAAGTATGCGGTGAAGGCCGCCATCTTGGTTGAACTGGCCCAGCAGTATCGGTTTCGAGATGGCTCAGATGCTGGTGCTGTGCCCGCCCATTGGGGCCACGGATATGTGCTTGGTGCAGGCGCGACGAGCCTGCTGTCTGGCCTGCGG